TTAGTATCCAACCCTTGGTCCTATGGCTTGCAAACCTTCTTCCGCTTATATCTGATATACCTACCTTGACAGCCTTATGTAGTGGGCTGTATAGTATATATAAGACTGCTTCATCCATAGGTTCATTATACTTGACATACCGTGGCAAATTTGATATGATTGGTTTATGATTACTAAAAAAAATAAGAAGCAAATGCACCAATACGAAGAGGATTTTGTCTTTGTCCTAGAAAACCTCAAAAATGATATCACTAGATATCTTCAGGTTGCCAAGTCTGAGGATGTATCACATAATGATATTACCAGAACCATATCTTTGATTAATTGGACTGCCAGAACAGTTGCAGAAAATAGGGATGAGTTAGAGTTTAAGATTATGTACGCTAAGGAGCAGTCATGAAAAGTTCACTTTGTGCTTATAAGCGTGGAGAGCCTTACTTTACCAGTTACCATTGGTGTAATGAATGCCCACCTTCTGATGAATACCGTGCTCTTGAAAAGCAACAAAAACTAGATTGGGCTAAGGCCAATAAGGAAAGAGATGCTGCTTGGAAGACAAAGAATGCACGAAGGATCAAGCATGACAAGTCATTGGCGGACAAGGGTTTCTAACCAATATTGCCCCTGTGGGGCATGTGGGGGTTTGTTACCTCTATTTTTCGCCGAACTCTAAACGTGATATAATAATTAGATGGAAAAGTCTAAATGTTATTTTTGCGAAAAAGAGGCAACTCATTACGATATTGTCGTAAATCACGCTAACTGGATAGTCGCTGATGTGTGTATGACCCACCTATCTATGGGTCTTGTTTCCTAAGACTTGACACTCATGCCCACATAGGGTATTATTATAGTATGACCAATCAAGAAATATCTGATCTATTAAACCAGGAATCCTATCGTATTTGGGACACAACTAAGGTTATTAAGAACCAAGACTATCATGATGGCCTTGTTAAGGGTCTAAAAATGGCTGCTCAATATGTGGCTAAACTATGATTACTAACATGGAAATCCCAGATCCATTTCAAACCTTTGTAGCCAAGAAGTATGCTAACGCTAAGGGTGCTGTGTATGACTTCTTTAGTGGTGAATGGTCTTTTAGATGTTCTACATGTAAGGAAGACTTGTTTGCTCCCTCCCGCAAAATTATGACAAAAATTCGTTTATACCATACAAGAAATGAGTGCCTAGGTGGATACTGAACAAACCTTCGACCAAGAGTTTAGTGTTGAAGAGATTACGAACGCTATAGTTAATCAGGCTAAGGCTGAGGTCAAGTCTAAGTTTGGCAACAAGAAGAGGCATAGGCAATGATCTGCAAAACCTGCGGGATGAACAAAGAAAACATTGAGTACTGGGATACCCATCAAACTATGAGTGATTACAGGGTGTGGTGTGCCAAAAGAGTGTAGTCATACTTGGTATATGCGTGAGAATGGTATACAATGTACTAAATGCTTAATTTTATGGGATAGGAGTATGGATGAAAGAGCCTAAGATAGCCCAAATGGACTGGCGTAGCCTTGGCTATTGGCCTGTATGGAAAGATGGAAAGAAAGTGTGGGTGCCTAAAGATGATAAATCATTCAACCAAGACAGAAAGAACTAAGATACTTCCATTACGATGGATCGGTAATATTTCTGGAGAGTTTGCTGGGAATCATTTAGTTAAGTGTGTTAATATGGATGAACATCAGGAGCATGGGTGGCAATATAAATACCACGCAAAAATGTGGAAGTATCTTAACAAACCTTACGAGTGGTGGGGAACCTATTACACCATAGACATGGAGGCTTGGAAAAAAGAGTTGGATCAGATCAAAATTGATATGTCTGATTCAGGATGGGACGATTATGATGAATTTGGTAAAGCATATTGGGATAAGGATAAAGAATGAGTATAGATGAAATGGTATTGAGAGAGGAGATTGCAAAGGCTATTGAGTCTCTTCCTATTGAAGAGTCTGTAACTAATGCAATTGGTATGAGAATGCTTGCAGCAAAGATTGCAAGAGGAGAAGATAATTATATGACAAGTATGTTTGAAAGACAGGAGGACTTCGAATGATTAGTGCACTATTTTTAATTCCAGCATTTATTTTAGGGTATGCTGCCTGCTATTTTATTATGACTTATAATGTTAATCAAGATTGATAACAGGCCAACCGCCTACATATTTGATGTAGATGGTACTCTAGCCAATGTAGATCCCTACCTGCACCATGTTCGTGGCTCTAATAGGGACTACGATGCCTTTCATGAGGCTTCTATAGATGCCCTGCCAAATTTGGAAGTAGTTGAGATGTTAAATAATGCTGTTGCAGATCAGCATGCTATTCTTATTGTAACTTCTCGTAAAGATAAGTGGCGTGGGCTAACATCTATGTGGCTTGCAAAAAATAATCTAAGGTCTCATGCTTTATTTATGAGATCAGACGAAGACAACAGACCAGACTATGAGGTTAAAAGAGATATACTTCACAAGATTAATAATCATTGGAAAGTTCTTCATGCGGTAGATGACAACCCAAATGTTATCAGGTTATGGGAAGATAACCAAATTCCTACTACTAAGATTGGTACGTGGGATGGAGATAAGTCTTGACTTACAGAATAGAAAGTGGTATCATTAGTATATGAGCAAACGAATTAAAAAAGTATACAAGTGTAATGAATGTGAAACTATGATCACTATTGTTACAAAGGTTCATGAACTTCCAGAATCAATTATTTGTCCATGTGACAATATATCAGAAAGTCAGGGGCAGTAATGAAGAAGTCTAACAACAAAGTATCTCAGCACAAGATCAAAAGAGCAAACAAAAACAAAAAAAGAATACAGGCTAAGCCATACCTATCAAGGTTTGAGCGTAAGCAAAAGTCAATTAGAGAAGGAATCATATTTTCTGCTTTAAACTCTTAACTAAATAAAGATTAGGAAGTGCTATGGTTGATTACGATAAGTTAAAAAAAATTCCAGATGATTTAAAGCATCACATAATTAAAGAACATATGAAAACCTACTACCATTGGACAGTTGGGTTTTTATGCTTTTTAATTGGAACATTTTTTGGATTACTAATTAAATAAGGTCTAGCACCAGTAGCCAAGTTGGTTAAGGCACCGAACTCATAATTCGGCTATTCGTAGGTTCAAGTCCTACCTGGTGTACTTGACATACCGTGCAGAATTCGGTATACTTATAACATAACTACTAACAAAGGATTAAAATGAAGAAAATTGCTTTCATACTATCACTACTTGTATTTTCTGGGGGTTTTACTCCAGCACATGCAAATGAAATTTCAAAGTATGTTAACTTTATTACACCAATTACCACAACTCAGTATGAACTTCCTTCTGCACAAGGCATATCAGAAAGAAAAGAATATGAGTTTTTAATTAGATTCTCCGATCCTGTAGGAGAGGTTAGCGTTATTAATTTAGGCCTCTACGATGCAAGCAATAAAGAAATTAGTTTTGATCAACATATGAACCTAACATTTTGGCGAGAAGCATACTCTGTAGTAGAAAGCAAAGAGTTCAGAATCTATGGATATGAGTCAAAAGAAATTAAACTTCCACTAACATTAAAAATTCAAGTAAAGTTTCTTGACTCTGCTGGAAAGTTAAGTCTGCATCAGTCATATCCAATGAATTTTATACCTAATCAGTCTGATGTCATTAAGGCTGCTGAAGAGGCAAAAGCCAAGGCAGAGGCAGAGGCAAAAGCAATTGCAGATGCTGCTGCAAAAGCAGCAATTGATGCAAAGATTGTTGCTGATGCAAAGGCTGCAGGAGATGCTGCTGCTGCTTTTTGGAACAAGGCTGCCGAAGAACTAAAGGCTAAGCAAGAAGAGCAATTAAGGATTGCGCTTGAGGCTGCTATTAAGAAAGCGATTGTTGGTAAATCATGCAGTAAGTTAAGACAAAAGCAGGTGTATGGTGGAGCAAAGTTCACATGCGTTAAGTCTGGAAAGAAGTTGGTTTGGAAACGAACCTACTAAATATTCCCTAAAATCCTGCGGGATATAAAAGGTTTACATCTGTAACTCAGTTGGTTAGAGTACCTGCCTTATATGCAGAGAGCCGAAGGTTCAAGTCCTTCCAGATGTACGATGCGGATGTTGCATATTGGTAGTGCCTCTGCCTTCCAAGCAGAAGGGGTGAGTTCGATTCTCATCATCCGCTCCAAGTCTCCATCGTCTAGTGGCCCAGGACTCTGCCCTTTCACGGCAGCAACACGGATTCGAATTCCGTTGGAGATGCTTTACCTCTGTAGTTCAGTGGACAGAACGATGGACTTCTAAGCCATGCGTCGCAAGTTCGATTCTTGCCAGGGGTACTTTATGATATAATATATTTACCTGCCCAAATGGGGGGTAATTAACTTATTCGCTTGAAAGGGGAATAACATGGTAACAAAGTACGCTATGGATCTGTTCAATGATCCTTTTTTTATTGGCTTTAACAGAGAGTTAAATCGCCTAAACACTGCACATAAAACAAACTCACAATCATATCCTCCGTATGATCTTATCAAACTAGATGAAGATACATATAAGATTTCACTTGCTGTCGCTGGGTTTTCTAAGGAAGATATTGATGTATCCGTAGACAATGGAACACTCATTATTAAGGGTGACATTGTTGAAGTCACAGATGCAGAGATAGTCCACAAGGGTATCGCAGGAAGAAAGTTCGTAAGATCTTTTGCACTGGGAGAATATATGGAAGTAACATCTGCAGAACTTAAGGACGGCATGCTACATGTCAATGTGGTTCGTATCGTTCCTGAAGAAAAGAAGCCTAAATCTATTAAAATTAAGTAGTATAATAGATAACATTCCGATATAAGACTTTAAAAGGTTTTACAACGGATGCTCCTATGAGTGGAGAGTTAGCAGGAGTTGAATCTTCGTGGCTAATAGACCTGAGCAGTCGTCTATAAACTGCTCATTTCCTATGCTACAATATAATTGTCCCACACAGGACCTTAGTGATGGATTAGTTACCCATTGGATAGAGACCGTGGCGCAAGTCAGGTGAATTGCCTGTGTGGGGCCTAACATTTGGCGGTATAATAATATCAATGACTGACAAAGAGTTGGACCATTATAATAAGCAGCAGTATAAGAAGATGCTTGCTAAGATAAAAGAGGATTCTGGCTGTGTAGATTGTGGTGTTGGTAACCATATAATCCTAGACTTTGATCACATAAGAGACAAGAAATACAACATATCAAGAATGATCCATGATGGTTTTTCATGGAAGGCTATAAAAAAAGAGATTGAAAAATGCGAAGTAGTTTGTGCCAACTGCCATAGGATAAGAACTCATAACCGTCTTGCTAGTTAAATATGGTATACTGATAGTATGAGTGATGATTCAATGATGCCAACAAGTACATACCAAGGATGCGACTGTGAGACCTGTAAACAACTCAATGTAGACTGTCCAGACTGTCCAGTGTGCTCTTCAGATAACGACTCAGAGGTTGCTATGGCTATGTATGACTCATCAATAGGTAAGGCTGATCCATGTTGGGAAGGCTACGTTCAAAGAGGAATGAAGCCAGGAGCAGATGGTAATCCAGTTCCAAACTGCATACCTGTTACAAAAACAGAGTCAATATTCTTTTCAGCAAAAGATTACTCAAAACAAACAAGAGTTACCAATCTATTTAAGGACTAATTATGCCAAAGAAAAAAGCATCAGCATTCAACCCTATTCAGATTAAAGATGGCTGGATTGTAAGACTATACAAAGATGGTCGCATTAAATCTAAAATTGCACCATATGAAGTAAAGCATAAAAAGAACTAAGCAACTGCAACCTTTTTATCTTTTCCATCAACAACTATGCACATCTTATGTAACTTAGTTGGGTTGTTATCTATATATTCTTTTATTGTTTTTAGTGTTCCTCTAAGTACATACTCATTAGGGTAGGTAAGGTTTGTACAAAAGACTGCATTTCTGTTCTCCCCAAATTTTTCAACAGCCTTATTAATAAAGTAGAAAGCACTATTTGTAGGCCAAACTTTATTAATCTTCTCCTCATTGTCTGAAGGCAGATGTAGAGGATTTTGTAATAAGAAGATCATTGGGTTATCTTTTTGAAGAAGTCTCTCCCACAAAATTTCTTCATGACCCTGCTCATTATGAGGAGGAAACTGCTCAAAAGAAAATCCATTTCCAACATTTGCAGTAATTGCAGCAGCAATAATTGTTGATGGTCCAGGAGAAACTTTTACTGGTATATTCTTTTTAACTGCTAGATAGGCAAGTGTATGTCCTGGATCACACACTCCTGGCATTCCTTCATCAGAAATAATATGAACATCTTCTCCTGACAATAGTTTATTTATGATTAAATCTTTATTGTTAAACTCACGATCATTTCCAACGGAATACGATATGTCAACAATATCTGCAGTATAGGTTAAGTTATTTTCTCTACAAAATTCAGAGAATCTGCCCTCATCTTCAACACAAATAGTTGTTGCATTTGTTACAGCATTGATAAGCCTATCGCTTATATCTTCAGGGTTTCCAATTGGAGATCCTATTAAGTATAATGTACCACTCATTAGTATATAAACTTCCTATCTTTGTTTAATTCTTTTAGAATTTTTTTCATCCTATATCTCCTAATTATTTTTTTTATGATTTTCATTTAACAATCCCCTATCTTTTATAAATTTAATAAATTGATTCTTCCAGTTAAGTTGTACTAAAAACCCTGGATGTCCATCTCTTGCATCCATATCTCCATCTTCTAACTTACCATCTTTTCTAAACTCTTCTATAAAGGACTCTGTTACACTATATAGTCGTACATAAGATTGTAAGAATATATCACAGTTTGTTAAACTTACCTGGCCAGATCCATCCCACATACCCCAAACAACTTTTGTATTTTTAGAATTACAGTACTCAAGGAATAGGTTCCAAGCAGTTAGCCATACTGGGAAAGCACGTCTGTATTCATCTAATGTTGGAAAAACATTGATATTTATTCCATGATAAGGATGACCTTCTCTTAAGGTCTTAGCCTCTTCTAGTTCTTCTTCTGTTCCTTCTGCAGCATATGGATACTGCTGAGCATATATCCATCTATCCTGTTTACTGTCCCAGTAATAGTCTCTTAAGATATTTGGATGATTTACAACAAATATGTCTGGAGATCCAAATCTTTTTTCATAATCAAGATAGGAGGATATTATTTTATGCCATCCATACCCACCCTTTCCTAGATTAAAATATCCAGAAACTTTATAATCTTTAGATAGTTCTTCATATAGCATATGGGACCAAGTTTTCTCTATTGGAGCCCCAACTCCTTCTGTATTAGAACAACCTCCAAAAACAATGTGCAACCCGTCATGATTTTTTTTAAAGTTGTCTGATCTAAAAAATTCTTTATTATATTTATAGTCAACCTTCCAGTCTTCTCTACCATCAAGAATTCTTTCTGGAGGAATCTTGTTAAAGTTGTGATACTCACCATCAAAGAAGTAACCGTATGACCTATAGTATTCATCTAAATCTCTTTTTAGGTTTACATGCTGGCTAGACCTTCCCCATGTCCCGTCTAATTCTCCAATTAGTAAATCATTTATAGCATCTTCTGAAAACTCGACATCTATCATCTTGCTATCATTTCTGGCTCTTCTTTTATGTAGGTCCATGACTACCTTTCCTTATGTATATATCGTAAAACCCTAGATTGTGTAGGGCAATAGCATCTACTTCCCAGTCTGGATTATCGTGTAAGAACTCGTTTACTGTTTGAAATGTACCGTATGGGGTATCTTCTATTATACCATCGTAGATAAGATAATCATTTAGACCAATAACTCCTCCTTCTTCTACAAGCAAAGAACAATGTTTGAGAACCTCTCTTGTCAGAAACCTATCATTTGAAACATCTATATAGATTAAGTTATATTTATTTTTTAATTCTGGAATAACCTTTGTTGCATCTCCTTTTATTGTTCTAACATTTTTATAAGAACTAAACTTATCAATAATATACTGTTCATGTGTATCTGGGGTATATAGAAGTTCATGCTTAAAACCATTACACTGGCATGATCCAAACTTTCTCCATGACCAGCACTTTAGGTCCTGGTTATACAAGTCCACAAGGTCTGCTGATTGTGCTTCAGTAGCGTCAAGGAACATCTGAACAGAGTATCCCCAAGCAACCCCTACCTCCATGTACTTTATACCTTTAGGAAGGCTTTTAGCGTACTCTTCCCTTGAAGAAAATAGTCTTGCATTGTTTAATTGCTTTTGACTAATTTTTTCAGAATCTTCTATTTCATCTATATTAATAGACCTTATAGCATCGTCTGACATAGGCCTGACAGGTCTTCTAGCCATTTATCTGTCCCTGCTTTTTGTATATTTCATCTTTGGCTAACTCAAAAAGTTCAATAGATTCTTGAAGTCTTCTGTTGTTCTTTACAATATCTAATGCTTCATAGTATATGTCTGGTTTCTTTCCTATTGGTAATGGATTATTAAATCCTGGATTACCTTTATCATGTTGGCTTATTCCCTGCCGTGCTTCTTTTAACAAGGTTGGCAAGTCTATATTCTTTACCTTAAAATATTCATATTGGAAGTTTGCCATTATGCTATCTACAACAAATTCTGGATTATCACATACCTGGTCAAAGGTGAAGGCTTCCAAGTTTTCAATATTTTTAATAATTGAACCAGACCACCTTTTATAAACATTAAACTCACCGTCTACAAGTTGATCTAATGATGGCAAACTGTTATTTTCATGTGGCATAGACACACCCATAGTCCTTGTGTTTCCAAATCCACCAATAGTTTTTGTTACAACTGAAGGTATTATCTCTAGAGGGCTTCTAAGTATTGTTGTTTGAACCACATCTGGGAACTTAGCAAGAAGTGTAACAGGAACATTCTCACGTATTATGAATTGACTGTGAATCTCTCCCATTGAAATATTATTATCAAAATTAACTGACTTTAATAGCAAATACTGAAGCCAGGCATGACCAGACCTTGGGGCACTATTTATTAAAACTCTTATATTTTTCATTTTCACAATTCTTTAATTAGATACTTTTCTTGGCAAGCATCTCATAATACCTATCATAATGAGCAGACAGATCTACCCAAGACACATCCATATCTTCATAATATGGAGATGTTTTACTTGAAACAAGGTACTCTTGACCAGGAATATCCTCTAAAACCTGAATATAGTCTTCTTTTGACTTAACTCGTAAACCAATATAGTCTCCTAAAAATTTACAAACATCGTAAGGCCTTTCAATCAAAGTATTGTAGTCTATAAAGACATCAGCATGCTCTGTCATATAATCAAAGAAATAGTTATATCCAGTTATATTCGTTAAGGCTCTTTCGTGTTTATGCTCTTCCCAGTCAAAGTCTTTTATTCGGTTAACTGCGTGATGCTTTGACATTGTGAATCCTGATTTTAAAGTTTCTTTTGGATCTCTTATTATTGTGATTACCTTTTTATCCCCAGACCATCTTGGAAAATGTGTTTTTTTAATTTCAAATCCTGTTAATTGCTTTAAATAACGGTGCAAAAAATGTGATCCAGTTCTTGGATAGGTGATTAGCAAAAAGTTATCGTCGAATTGTTTATTTCCTAGCATATATATAGTATACCATAGCATGGTATAATTGAATACGGAAGGTTGGTAAACACAATGGATCAACAAAGAATGCAAAACGCTGCTGAAGGATTTACTCAAGACCAGGAAGGCAATAGATACGCTTTTGAAAGCGTTGCGCCTGGAGTTCACCTATATAGAAATGTATGGCCAAACTCAATGGAGACAATGAATAGACTTTTAGACAAAGATTTTTGGGAAGACAAAGATGGTAAAGATGGAGCAAAGAAGTGGGTACGTGAAGATTTTTTTGATGACCTAGAATATACTAAGGAAAATGGAAAGCAGTCAGACACATGCTGGCTGTGGCAACATGAAGAAGCCAATGATGCTTTTCGTGGAATACTCGACTCCTATTGTTTTCACTGGAATATTGATCCAAAAAGTAGAGAGTCTCTAAGAATTTCAAGATTTTCCAATGGCGAGTTTTTTGGTGCACATAGCGACGACTCATATGCAACACCAAGAACTGTCTCTTTAGTGTATTATCCAAATGATGATTACGAAGGAGGAGAACTAGAGTTTATTCACTTTGGAGTTACAATAAAACCAAAGGCTGGAGATCTTCTCGTTTTCCCCTCTGGATATTCATACGAACATAAAATTCATGAAATTAAAAGTGGCAATCCAAGATGGACAATTGTTTCATTTTTATTCTTTGGAGAAGATGATGAGTCTGCACTTAGAAGATCAAAACTAAAAGTGTTTCCATATAAACCAGAATTTAAAAAACTTTTTTAAATAGAAAAAGGGGGCCGAAAGGCCCCCTAATTCTTTTTAAACTACTTTACTTGGTTAGTTGTCTTGCCTCCGCCAGATGACTTCTTTGCAGGAGCCTTCTTTGCGGTCTTCTTAACAACCTTTGCAGACTTAACTGCTGCATCTACCTCATCTACTGAAGGCATCTTTCCAAATGCAGTATCTGAAGGGTTGGCTGCTCTCAATACAACGGGCACAAGTGCTCCAAGTAGTGAGTATGCTAGTGTCTGTGGATCTGTAACTCCAGATGCATACATTGCTGTTGCTGCTCCAAGAACTGATCTTCCGTATGACGCTAGTGCTGCTTTAATTTGTTCATTCATTTTTTCCTCCTAGGAATTGTGTTGCTTGACTATAATGTAAATCACACAGATCAACTATTCTACTTTCAGAACTTGCCCAAATCTGCGTACTTTCGTCCTCGCACAACTCTTCCTCACACATAAACATGTTGAGGTTTTTAGTATGCTTTAGGGCGATCATTACTCTATTCTATCATAGTCTTCTGGTAGCAGTTTCTTTAGTTCTTTGTATGCCCCAGAAATTTTCTTCATTGCGTTATAGTTTGGCTCAGCACCCATAAGGTCCCCATAAGTATCAAAATATAATATCTCAGGCTCTACATCACTAACAAACTTATTTAATGATGACTGGACATCATCTATATATTGGTAAGCCCAATCTCTTGAGTCTGAAATAAATTTTAAGAAAGCCTCCTGATCCAGATTGCTCCTATTTTTATTTATTTCTTGCAACTCTGTCAACTTTTCTGACACTATTGTTTTATCTAGGTGTGCTTTTATCAACTCTAATGTTACTGAAGATATCTTAAGCCTTAGTTTAATGTTTTTATAAACCAAAAAGAAAAATACAAAAATAAAAATTACAAATGCAAAAAAATCAAACATTTTTAATTTATCTCCCTTACTTCGAAGTTGCCCCATTTTGCTGCCCTAACAAAAACAACATCTCTCAAATGTTCATCTGTGTCTTCTAGGTGATGCCAATCATTTATGTGATAATTTTTTGACTTTTCTAAAGCATCCTCTTCTGATTCTGCGTTTACTGGCAATTCATATACATCTCTTATTGTTGATGTAACTATATACTTCTTGCTTCCAGTTCCAAAACCGTCCAATCCATCTTTATACTTAAATGTTTCAACTAAAAATTCACCATCTACAAGTTTGTAATTTTCGTTTCCAATAAACATAATTATAAACCTTTTTTCTAAAGTATGTGTACTTCCAAGCATCTCTATTTTGCAGACATCTGAAAGACAGACAATAGAAGTTATCCCAGAATCAGAAGGTTCATCTGTTATTGTGATATTTTTTTTATATTTAAATTTTGCCTTAACAAGTGTTAGTAGTCTTTCTCTTATATCTTTTTTATTGCTAATGTCTATGTCTTCAAGTGGTAAACTAGATACTAAAAATAAATCATCAGTGATCCAGGTTCCAGCACTTCCATATTTTAGAATAAACTCTTTCAAAGGTCTTTGCCACCATCTCTTACTAATAATACGATTGCGCCGTTGTCTTCTAATGCTTTTTTTACACGAATCATATACTCTACGGCAACCTTCCTATCTTCACCAGGCAACTTCATAAATTGATCCTCACTTGCCTTCACTGTTAAGAAGTTATCATTATCAATTATCTGTAATGAAAAATTTTTTGGAGGTGTTATTGAACGAAAAGCCTTTTTCATGTTTATTGTATACATTATCTTTTGCCTTTTTCTACTGGATCTAATCTGTCCCAAAACCCACCAGAATTTCCCTGGTAAACTTCCCCAGTTTCACGATCAATCAGGAGCCATTTATTGGGAGATTTTGTATGAATCACTAGGTCAACGGTAGAGTCTAAGTCTTCGTACTCTTTATGACTTCTCATCTTCTCTCCTCCAATGCAAGTATGATTTAATATAAACGGCTGCATATGCTAGAGCACTAAATATGAACCCATACTGGTCTGTATATAAGGCATAGGCTATCCACAGCACTTCATTAAATAAAAGTACGATCCAACCCCAGATAGTCTTTCGACCTACAAAAAATATACCAGTTACGCCTATTACGGCAAGAATCCATGACCACATAGTTACCTATTTCTTTAAACTCTATTATACCAGAAAGTCGCTACAGATTGCAAATGGCTTTGTTTCAAAATCATCTTCGTTAAACTCCTCTAAATGAACAAGTATAGTATTACTTACTATTTCTTTTCCAGGATATGTCCATATATGCTTACTGCTTGTAAGAGTAAATGAGTCTTCTTGATGCCAAAAAAATCTTGCATGTGAATAATCATTTATAAATTTTTCAAGAGACAGGAGGTCTTTGCAGTGAAACCATGCATGAGGATTGACCGCACCTATAAAATCTTCATCTATTTTATACTTAGGATAGTCATGTCCAAGAAAGAATCCTTCACCATCTTGAAACCAGATATCTATTTCAACCTCAAAGCCATCTTCTATAGCCTTAGAAATATACTCTGGGCTATTCTCTAACTCTGGTTTTGGTCCTCGTGTATTTCCACGATGTGCTATTTTAATCATTATCTCTCCTATAGTTGTAGTTATTTAAATCTTCTGGGGTTCCTACCCCCCACATTTTTTTAATATTGCTTGCAAACACCCTCTTATTGTCCGCAATCGCCTCATTAAAAACAGGGCAAACATAAAACTCATTGTTTGTTCTAATGTCTTTATCTATCATCTGCTCAGCATATTTAACAAAGTCTGATCCATGTTTCCAATAATAAATCCCAACTGTTGCTATATTGCTAATTGGTTTTTTCTCTGCAACCTCTGTAACTAAACCATCTGAATTAACTTTTGCATAAGACCATTTTGGATGTGTGGACTCAAATGTAGCAATTCCTCCATCTGCATTTTTTGTCATTAAATCATAGATAAACTGCCTACTATTCCATTCAACTATCTGATCAGAATTAGCCAAGATTAATGGGCTCTCGTTATCTATATATTCTTTTGCTAATAGACAAGTAACTGCTGCTCCTTCTGTTATCCCATCTACCTGCACAATATTGCAGTCTGGAGTTATAAGGTTAAGTAGGTAAGACAGATTATATTTCTCATAATGTTCTTTTTGAACTATGTAGGTGTATGTTGCATTTACCCCTATAGACTCCACTACAGCCTGAATCATGGGCTTTCCGTCTACTTCCACTAACGGCTTAGGGAATACATATCCAGCATCCTTAAAACGGCTTCCAAGGCCTGCCATTGGTATTAAAACATTAAGTCCCTGATCTTTCCATGTACCTTTTCCAGATTGCAAAAGACTAATAGCCTTATTAATCTTATCCTCTGTAAGGTCTGCTCTATTTTTAATTTCAATCAGGGTAGCCTTACTATCTCTTGCAGCAAGTTTACCAACAAGGCTATCCTCAAAAATAACAGTCTCATCTGCAATCACACCAAAGTAAGACATAGCCTTCCAGTACATTTCTGGGTGAGGCTTTGGATGCTTTACGTCTTCATTACTTACAACATGGTCTATTAAGTGTACGATACCTAGCCCCTCTAAGCAATCAAACACAGTATTACGAATACTATTACTTGCTACCGCTATATTAATCTTATTGTCTTTAATTATTGTAAGTAGTCCAATTAGTTCTTTATCTTCTGGAATATTTGAAAACATAGTACTTGTTATGTCTTGCTTAAGTCTCCAGACACTATCAAAACTTTCTTCTGGAAGACCCTTATATTTATTCAAAAGACTTAGTTTAGCCTTTGTTGGAAGCCCCTCATATATGTTTTCCTGTTCCTCTTTAGTAATTATATAGTCAGGACTTAGTGCTCTCAAAGCATCGTTAAGTGCATCAAAGTGAATAGTCTTGCTATCAACAAGAACTCCATCTAAGTCAAAAACTATTAGGCTAGTCATTTAAAATCCCCATTATGTATTTATTTAATTTTATTTTATTTATAATTTCTGTGCTATTTCTAAGACTTGGAATCATTATAAAGATATGACCCATATTAAATAAAAGACCTGGGTATAGGGAGTGCAGAGTTTCTTTTCCTCTTGAAACCATTGGTACCTCTAACTCAATAATAGTTTGATTTTTTTTCATTAGTAGTCCATTTACAAGTCCAGCACTAGTTGGTGAAACTAACGTCTTTACTGAATTAAAATACTCTATTTGATCTTCAAAAGAAAGAAAGTCTTCTGGACAAACTATTTCAAAACCCATAGAGTAAAAATACTCAGACAACCTTTGTTCAGAATCTACTCTGTCATCATTGAAAAAATTAAAGTTTTTTGGATCTCTGCCACCAAACAGTCCGTTATTCTTTCTTTTTCTTGTTTTTGCTCTACTTAAAAAAACTTTTCTATATGGATCTACAGATTCTTGAGGACGATATTTTTCTATAAGTTCTGATACAGCCTTAACTCCTTCTTCAAACACAGCCATAGATTCTATGTATGAAATATTGTTTATCTTTAGTGCGGTTCTTTTATCAATATATATTGATTCATAGTTTATTCCTTCGGCAACTAAAGCATCAAAGAAAAACTTGTAGAAAGAGTTTAGGCCTTCTGACACATCTTTTTCAAAACAGTTGATGATAAATTTTGTTGAAGGATACTTTTTGTTATGCACAAGTATATGTGATAAAGTATCTGCTACCGCATGATAGTAGGATGTAGGCAAGTTTATAAAAAATTTATTTTCATTTGAGCATAAGTCTAACTTATAATAAAAAAGTTTATCTTCTTCTTCTGACAGTTCTTTTTTAAGGTATATGTCGTTATCGTCATCTTTAGAAATTAGAAGATATACTGTATCTGGTTCATATTTTAGGATATTCCTACTATCGTTAAAGAATACTAGCATGTCTCCTCCATTATAAGTCCTTTTATTATACTGTTTGAGTCCATTATCTTTAAAACATCTTCTGACGATCTCATTGACGGAATAGAAAAATAAACCAGACCCTTAGCCCAGGCAATTGGTGCATAGTGTTGGTGTATAGTGCTCTCTCCCTGAACCATCATAGGTATGGTTAGTTCAACGACCTGACATCCATCCTTCATAAAGCACATGTTGATTAGCCCTGCTCCCGTAGGAGATATCAATGTCTTAACTGAACTAAAGTATTTTATCTGATCCTCAAAAGAGTCAAAGTCTTCTGGATAAACAATCTCAAATCCATTAGATTTTAAGTATGATTCAAGTGCTAACTCATCCGACATTCTCGCAGAATCATCTTTTATTTTTAATGTCTCTGGGTCCCTATCTCCAGTTATCCAAGATCCAGTTTTATACTTTGTCTTTCCTCTACTACAGTATACCTTTCTAAATGGACTACCTTCAAAATGATAAGGACTTGAAACACTATACAAGTTGGTGACAAAATTATCTGTTAACTTTGGAGATGAATAATAATAAAAATCTTTTATTAAAAACCTTTTATCCATAACTTTATATTCTAAAAGATCTACAAATGTATGCTTTACTTTATTCATTTTTAAAACTTTAATAAAAAATAGAACATGTTCTTGTAGCATGTTCTCAGGTGGTGCACCGCTTAGGATAAAGAAGTGAGTCTCTTTATTCTTATTAAACTCTTGAAGTATAATTCCTAACGACTCCATGAATGTATGATAATATCTGTCAGATAGTATAACTACACATTTACTTTCTGTATTATCAAAAACTTCATAGTTTTCAAAGTCTTCTGTTTTTTCTATATTTGGTGGAGAATAATAGGTGCCAGAAAACTCTAAGGAATAAACCCCCTCAAAGATTTCTGGCCTTGTTTCTTGTCCTAGAACTAACACCTATTGAGACTCCATTGTAAGGTATTGCCAGGTATTGGCCCAATCAGACTTACTCTTGTGTCGTGAAAACTCTTTAGACATTTGTCCATTTTCTAGGTATACCCCACCCCAAACACCCCACTCTTTTTGAGAAACTCCAACAGCAAAACACATTTTTGCAACAGGACAACCAGAACATAGTTTATCTATTGCTGGTCTAAGTAATTCATCTTCTTCATACTTATCAAAGAACAAGTTTGTATCATAGTCCAAACAAATTGCATCATCTTTCCATTCATGCTTTGGCATATTAACTCACAAACTTGTCTGGTATGTCCCATCCACTCTTTGAAGGTACAAAACGACGCTGTAGGTGCCACTTGCCATTAACAAATGCTCCCTGCTGTGATGTTCTTCCCTTCTCAGAAGGATAAGAATTGACCACAGTCCATCCATCCCAAACTAGTGACTTGTTTGAATTTACAATTGTTTCCATTTGTTCTAATGATTTGATCTGCATTGTTATTCTTTCTGTTAGTATCTGAAAATGCCGTATTCGACATTATTGTTTTTTGCTTCATCAACAAGTTTTGAAACCTGTTCTCTTTCTTTACTTAAAAACGCAAAGTAGTTTATATCTGAAATATTTTCTGTAATCCACCAAGGTGGTACTGGCTTGTATTTAATTTTTTTACCACGAGCCTTAAGCCCACGCTCTGAAAGATTTGCAAACTCCATAGCCATTGCATTGATGTTTGCTGGTCCTGCAGAGTAAAGATAAAAGAATGGGTCCTCGTCTTTTAAAGAAGACATGGTGACTGCCATGGCTCTAAGAAATACCTGGTAGTCATCAAAACCACTAGTTCCTTGAATCCCCACTATCATTTTTCTTCCCATCTCTAAGTTGATCCATTATAAATAGCATCTTGTCTAATTGTACCTTATCCATACCCATCGTGTCAACTAGGGTAGCATTGGCTCCGTCTATCTCTGTTCCGTGCATTTCTGCACAATAAAAGGTTCCATCTTTAACAAAATAAGCCTTGTTGTCAAAAATAACAACCTTTATATTTGTTCTTTCTTCTTGCTTATCTGATTGACGATCTTTCTTTTTCTTGTACAACTTTATATCTGGCACCAACGGAGATATTATTTCGTGGATATGGCTTTGACTGTATCTAAAAGGACTCTTAACTATAGTATTTGTTTTTGAAGATACCAATTTTGTTGTGACAAACATGGCTAATAGGGTTAGCAAAGATCCCAAAAAATATTCCATAGTTCCTCCTAAACAATTATACTACCTATCTAATGAAATAATTCTTATTATTTCTTTTAGAGTGTACTGCTTATCCTTGTTTAGATTTGCTACCTCTATCTCGTCTAATGCTTTTTGAGTTAGCCTAACTATTGGATTTTTTTCAGTTATGTCCATATCTAAAAAACCTTCTTGCCATAAAGCCATAGTCTCACGAGAAAAATATGTTGATACCTCATTATGAAGTTCTGGATTTACGTCAATTAGTTTTTCTGTAAAATTATAAACTGGCTCTCCAGTATCTATGTCTATACCAGCAACCTCCAGCGCTCCCGCAAGTATCAGTTTTTCAATAGCATCGTCCTCGTCTTTAAACTCCAAATTACTTACCAGACTTCTTTCTAGCCTTTGCAAGAGCATCAAAGTCTTTAACCTTTGTGTCACCCATATATCCCCAGGCATATCCGTCATTAATCATCTTATCATTAAGAGACTCTGTATCGCCATCTAAATAAACCCAACCAAGAATGCGACCATATTTTTCAGATGAGTTAATTTTCTCAGTCTTAATAACCACACTCTTAGCGTTGTCGATAGCATGCTTCAAATAAGCCTTTGATTCCAGCCCTAAAGCCTTTTCAGCCTTGTCTGTAGTGCGAGACTCAGGGGTATCAATACCAGCCAGCCTCACTCTTGAACTAAAAGAAATGTCAAACCCTAAATCAATATCGACATCAATGGTATCTCCATCAACGACCTTTGTTACTTTCTTTACATAATATTCAAACATTATTTTCTCCCCCATTTAACTTTATTCCAACCACGCTCATGGAAGTAATAAAGGATTGTTTTTGTAACTACCTCGAAACTTGCGATTGCACCTGCTGTAACTGGCTCTTTGGTTATAAGCCAAGCAATAGCAAATGTATCTGCTGTTCCAATTATACGCCAGGTAATAGCCTTTAGTGCTGATCTTTGTTTAGATACATTCATGCTGGCCACTCCATATTTTTAGGACCTTTACTGATTATGTTCCAAACCTTAGATACCCATCTCTTTACGCTTTTGCGTAGCCGAAATAGCATGAATGTCTGCCCCCAAATCTACTTGCTCAATCTTATATCCTACATCACGACCATATACAATATTGGTAATGTTAGGTAGTCTTAATACTAATGCACCATCCATAAAGTCGTCCTTGGCAATATATTCTTTTACCTGATCAAACTTAAGAGGATCTTTTTCGCTTGTGTTGTAGGTATTGCGGACTCCAAGAAGTACTTGGTCAGTTCTCTTGCCAGCCTCCTTATAAAGGGCGTGGTGACCTTCGTGCCATGGCTGGTACCTACCCAGCATAAGTGTTGTAGGGGCAGACCAATCATGAAGACTAAACTTATCAATGATGTGTGATGCCTTTGCTTCAGCATCTAGGTTGTGACTAATAAATGATACATCTGCATTGTCTGGTCGTTCAAACATCTTGTTTGTATCTTCAAACCTGCCCTCAGCAATTGTATCCATAAACACCAAGATATCTGGCTTACCAAATGCTGCACGAGTTAAATCTGTAGGACATACAAAGTCTACAATTACTGGAGCAACACCTTGCTTAGAGATAAGACGAGCCATCTCTCCCATACGTCGTGCTTGCTCAATACGATCCTCTGGCGTAAACCCAAGGTCTGAATTAACTGTTGCACGAACTTCATCTGCATTGAGATGAATAGCGTTAATGCGTTCTTTTAGGGCCTTAGCCAGTTCTGTTTTACCAGAACCAGGTAGGCCAATAATCTGAATAATCATGCGTGTGGTGCTTCCTTTGCCTTGTTTTCAATAAGTTTATCTCGTTCATCAATCAAAGTAATCATAAAAGACATCATTTTTTTGTATCCTTCTGGATTATTCATGATTTTGTTGTAGTGGTGACCACAAAAAAGAAGGTCTCCGTTTAATCCAGTAATCTGAACCAATGCTTCTGCTGCACATGAATCACATCTGTCAGTTGCCTTAAGTACCCACTCTTTAACTTCTACAGGTGTATCAATCATAGTACTCATAGTATACTCTACTTCTTTCTATTATCGGTGGAATAAAATCCACTACCGTTGAAAACTGCTCCTACATTAGAGTATACACGAACCAGCGGTAGATTGCAAGTTTCACAATCATACCCTGGATCGTTGTCTTTAATTGATCTTTCTTTTGTATACCGCTGACCGCAAGGCATACAATCGTATTCGTACAACGCCATTGTGCTATTTCTTTTTCTTTTCTTTTACATACCAAACTGGCAGTTTGAGTTCATCTCCAGACCATTCGTATCCAAGTGCTTTTACAACAAAACGAATAATCTTAATACGCATTACTTGATCCTCTTTCCAAATTTAGCCCAGACTCTTTCATGCAAGAAATATCCCAGTGCTTCCCAACCTATATAAATAAGAGCACCAAGACTTGCATACTCCCATTCACCAGTGAAAAGATAAATTACTCCAGCGACACCAACAAGGTGAAAAGTCTCCCAACTTGCTGTTTTTAATAGTGTTCTTTTGGTTGACTCCATTATAGTGCCACCGAACCTTTTCCTCCGCCACCAGATGATTTCTTAACCGCTGGCTTTACAGACTTCTTTGCTGCATCTGCTGAAGTTGTTTTAACTGGTGTAGGTGTTGCTGCCAACTTGTTTAGTAGTGGAGCATTTTCTTCACCAGTATAAACTGGACGGCCCCAACCAACAACAGCATTAACTAACTTCTTCTTGTTGTTCTTAACATATGCACGAGTCTTCTCAACACACATTCCTCCATTGCGCTGATCTCCCTTTGCAGTTCCTGAAGTATTTCCTTCAATAACTTGGATTGTTCCATCGCCATTGTTCTTAATGCAAAGACCAACATGTGAAATACGATTTACACCATCGTCTGGGAAATCAAAATAGATCCAGTCTCCTGCTTGTGGATCATCATTACGAGCATCTGACCATCGCTCATTCTTCTTAAACCAGTCTGCTGCTTGAACTGTTGATGCAGACTTAGGGAATGACTTTACTCCCGAAGTAAATGCACACCAAGAAACAAATGACTGGCACCATGGTTGGAAGTTTACCTTAATCCAAGCGCCGTACTTTGTTTCATTATCCTTTGGGCCTTCAATTGTGCCCACTTCCTTCTTTGCAACCTCAATGATTGCTTCTAGACTACCTTTTGCTGCCATGTCTGGCCTCCTTTGTTTATTGTTCTAGTATACCACTAATCTGCCATTTAGTCAAAATTTATTTGACTATAAAATTTTTCACACCAGGATAAATGAAGAAGGTATCCAGCATGCCCATCTCTTTTTGACCCCCAGTCTTTACGGTCTTTTGAGATTTTTAAAAGATAGTCTTCTTTTTCTTTATAAAAATCAGTGCAATTCATAGGGATATATCTCTTAAAAGTATTAACCTTCTCTAAATTTTTTAAATCATAACTATTCCATGTGGACCAAAACAATTCTATACCAGAAGAAGAACAATACTCTTCAAATATTTTTAATATCATTGTAAATGAAATAAAAAGTTTTCTATGATCTCCTATATTTAAATCTTTTTTGTGCTTGGGATATATTTTTTTTTCTTCGTCGTCAATTTCTGGAGGTATTGATGAAGAATACTCAAAAACTTCTAGATATTTTGATTGAGCCCCATCCCAATTATAAAATCTACCAATGTTTGGGAAAAGAATAAATATTTTATCTGGCTTTCCATAAGAATCTATATAGGACATAATATTTGAAATTATCCTATCATAACCCCATCCAGCCCGTCCTATATTAAAAAATCCAGACAGTTCCACTTCTTTTAAAATCTTAGAATAAAGCATATGTGCCCAAGCCGAATCCAGGTTGCCACCAATCCCTTCTGTTTCTGAACAGCCAGCAAAAAGTATGTGCTCCTTTTCATGATCCTTTTTAAATTCATCTGAGCGAAAACCAAAACTATTATACAGATATTCAACATCTGTATTTGCTTTATCTTTTTTAGTTATATTTTCTGTTCTGTGAACAAATCTTTCACTTTCTGTTCTTTCTATTTTTTCTAAATTATTAAAAAACAAAGACTCGACAATATCGTTTTTTAAAATACTACTCATCAAATAATGTTCTGACACCCTTGTCTCCCAATATATTAAAATTATATTCTTTTTCCCACTTAATAATATCATTTTCATCATTAAGCAATGGCTGTCCTTTAATATTAAGACTTGTATTTAAAAGAACTGGAACACCAGTTTGAAGGTAGAACTTGTTTATTGCTCTATATAATCCTGGGTGCTGATCTTTAGTGACCGTCTGTACCCTGGAGGTTCCATCTTTGTGCACTACAGAAGGTATCTTTTCTGGTTGCAAACATTTTACTGTATATTGCATGTATGGGCTTTCAAAATCCATATCAAACCATTTATGTGCATGTTCAGCCAAAACAACTGGGGCAAAGGGCCTAAAAAGTTCTCTTTGTTTAATTAGGTTTACTTTGTCTTTGATGAGTGGATCTCTTGGATCGGCAAGGATAGATCTATTTCCTAATGCTCTTGGGCCATACTCTGCTTTGCCTGATGCTACTGCAACGATTCCATCTTTTAATATACCGTCCACAATTTGCTGAACAGGATACTCTCCTCCAAGATCATAGCCAAGATATGGAGTCTTCCAGTCAAGGTGTTTTCCGTATAAGGCTGCTGCTGCACCTAAAGAACTACCAGCATCTCCAGGGTTGGGCATGATCCAAATCATATCGAAAAGTGTCCACAGGGCTGTATTTGCTGATGAGTTAAGAGCACAACCACCCATAAAGACTAAGTTCTTTTTACCTGTATTAGACTTTGCTTGCGACATAAACTCCAATAGCCTTCTTTCATATACATACTGAACGGCTGCTGCTATATCAAATCTGTCTTGTTCATTTTCAATAACACCCCAGTCTTGAATGCCCTTGTGAAAGTTATACTTTTGATAGATTGTAGATTCAAAGTATGCATTAACTTTTAGATAATGCTTCTTCCAGTCCCCATAGGCAGCCATACCCATCATGATATATTCCTCTTGGTTTGGCATTAGACCTATTAGTTGTGTAAATGCTGAATAAAACAAGCCAAAACTAAAAGGGTAACTATCAGAGTAAACATGTTTTATCTTTTCTCCTTCACCAACCCAGACACTGCAAGTTTCCCACTCACCAATAGCATCTAACACTACAATTACAGCATCATCAAAACTACTTGTATAGTATCCTGCTGCTGCATGAGAGTAGTGATGCTTAAAGTTTTTTCTTGGCAGTTTTCCAAGTTCTGTTGTTTCAAACCATGGTCTACCTCCACCGAATCCGCCTTTTAATAACAACCTTGTTTTTTTTAGTAATGGCTTTTCATAGTATGCAATTTGATCTGGATAACCGTATTGAAGAGCATCTTTAATAAGTTCTCTATTTGTAAACCAATCATTTTTTTCCTTGCTGTATCTTTCTGCATGACCAGCAAAAAGTATCTCTCCATCTTTAATTAAAGATACTGATGCATCATGTGTGGTTTCGTTAATACCAAGAATTATCATTCATCACCTGTTGAGTCTCTCTTAAACTCAAGTGGGACATTATGGTACCAATTTGGTAGTGCATACCTTGGACCCTTTGTGACTGGGTACACCTCATGAACATATAAGAAGTTTGATGGAAAAAACAGTACGCTTCCTGCCTCTGGCTTAAACTTTAACCCAGAATGTCTAAACTCAATTTCTCCACCCTCGTAGTCATCATTTAGATATAAAAGAACAGATAAAACTCTTGTACTAATTCCTTGATCCTGATGTGCTGGTAGGTGTCCAGTTTTATCATATTTAAGCAGATGCATGGTCTTTTCTCTAGACTTTATGTTTTTTTCAGCAAAAGGATAAAGTTCAGTTGAGTAGTGACTAAGTGTTCTATCAAGTGCCCCGAACAGTTCATTTGATATAAAAGTTTGTTGGTTTAAATAGATATCTGTTTTTGAAATATCTTTAACTTGTGGTATAAACTTTTGCATATTAAAAGTAACCTTATTTGAACCTTCTCCATACGTCCATGGAATCCATGGCTTTACTGATGTCATAAAGGGTGCTGGCTTTTCCTCTTGATATCTTGAATCAAGTTCTTCGATCTTTTTAATCAGACCCTGTGGATCATTTACTACATTTTTATAATAAACTAAACCAAGATCTAAAATTTCAAAATCATTCATCATTTAATGGGTATCCCATAGCCTTCCATTTTGGAACAACCCCTGGCTTAATAAAATCTGGATCGGCGTGGGTAGGAAGACTTGTATGCATATATAATGCTGTATGTCTGTTACCAGATAGAACCTTAGTTATTCCATGAATGTACTCTGTTCCAGCGCTAGGGAAAAATACTGCAGAATATCTTCTTGGCTCATATACATAGTTTTGGTTTGGGAAATAAATTCTTCCACCAGTAAACTCTAGGTCTGGACTTATTGTTTGCCCATCTTCTTCTTCTTGTGGATTTAAGTTACCGTTTAAGTAGATAATTGTACTCCACTCAATAAATGGTTCAGGGTCTTGTGCGTCTATATGTAGGCCACCCTTTGTTCCCTCAGTCCACCAAGAGCCAAAAGCCTTAAAGACATAGATATCATTATAAAAAGCATTCTGTTCTTTATGAACCTCATTTGCTTTTTCTCCATACTTCTTTAAGATATCCATTACACGATCATTATATGGAAAAGAGGTTCCTCCGAATCTCTTCTTATAGTATTCTGGATAAGGGTTTGTTGATGATGGATTTCTTTGCTCATCAATAAGGGTTTGTGCGTCTTCTGGTGTTATGAAATTCTTAATTACGTGGATTCTATGTCCACCTTTTAGGTCTGCCCTGCGCTCTGCAGGCATATCTGAGTCTGTCATATTTTCTCCTTTATATAATTATACCATTAATGGATTGCTTTTGTGTTGCCTAGATATCTTCTTGCATCTACCTTATTAAAAGAAAGGGCTTGTGGATCATACTCAACATCGTTAGTGTGAAATGGTAAATTATTTAGATGCTGAAATATATTTCCGTGAAAAATATTAAAATCTTCTACACTTCTTTCTAGTCCATTGATATTTTCAAAGGAATTAGACCCATTTTGCAAAAGGCTTATTGCCTCATTATAGTTATGATTTAAAGAAAATGGGACATATATTTCACCTATAAGATTTTCTGAAACTTTTTTATAGTAGTTTGATGGGGCAGAATATATATCAACACCCTTTGTAAAAATCTTAACAGACAGGGATTCTTCTTCTCCGTTATATTTTAGATAGGTTGGATATTTAACTTCTGATAAAAAAGATGTTAGCCCAAAGATAAAATCTCTGTCTATGTATTGTGTAACTGAAAAACTATCACTATGTATGTTTTCTTTCTTTAAAAAGAAAAGGCTCTCTATCCCTAAAACAGTTTTGCCAGATCCAGAAATAACGCAATTGTTTTCTTCTACAAGACTAACAAGATCATCATCCCAATTTTTTGGAACCATAACTGAGTCTCCCAAAATTAAAGAATACTTAGATAGGTTTGTCCTTATAAAAGAATTTTTATGATGGCATGGACTTGTTATAAAATCCCAAAATATATGAAAGTAACTGCAGTCTATGCTAGAGAAGGTGTCTCTTCTGTTTAGTGGGTGTTGGTCTGATACTATAACCTTTATTTTTCTTTTACCGCTAGAATTTTTAAAAACATTGTCAACAACATCTTTAAGATTTTTACCTTTGTAGGAATAAATCAAAACTAATATATCATTCATCGTCGTGTGAAACTTCTTTTATTTTAGAATTTTTTACACCAAACATCTTTTTTCTCCAGGCTGTTTGTTTGTAGTATCCATAAAGTCGTGATCTTCTATTCTCTGCTGCTAGTTCATGTCTATCAAGTGCCTCGTCTGTCTCGATGCACTCAGACTCCCAGGAATCTCTTTTAATTGGAACAATCTGGAATATTGGAGTTCCTTTTGGTATTACTCCTATAAAGTTTCTTTTTAAAAAGAAGGCTGTAAAAACTGGAAGCCCCCATATATCTGACTCAACGATACCAGACATTGTGTAAAATGGAAGGTCATACCTATTCATTGGGTGTGTAATCAATACTGAATATCCTGGAGGAGTTTCGTAGAACCAATTCATTCTCCAGCCATAGTGTATTGGATGACAATTGTCTGGTACTGGTAATTCTATCGTTGGTCTTTTATCTACCATCATTACCTGGCCTTTCCATGAAATGATTGGCTTTCCATCTTTATCTAAGTCAACATATACATCATCTTCTAGAACATACTGATATCCAGCAGTTAGTGCATCAAAAAATGGCATACACATTTTTGTTGCTACCATTGCTCCATCAGTACCTACATTATTATTTACCCCAAGAGTTATATCGTCATTTGATCTATCAAAACGTGCAAGACTTCTGTACCATTCTGGAACCTTAGACACCGCTGGTACTGGCATAGTAAGCATTCCAGAGTGACCTAAGAATGTTGGGGTAAATTTTATAGGAAGTGGGACATCACTCACTTAAAATCCTTTTTTGATCTCATTTTGTTCTTATATCCAAAAGAAAAAGTACTACGAAGAGATAATCTTTGTGCAGTTATTTCTTTTTGTGCAACTTCTGGGTCAACCAGTTCCATCTCCCAGTCTTCTCTTTGAAAGGGAAGTACCTGAATAAAAGGTGTTCCTTGCTTTATAACACCCTTAAAATCTTTTTCAATTAACATAGAAACATGTCCATCTGTAATAAAATTATCAGTGTCTATTATTGCTTCTATTGTTAGGAAAGGTACTGGATCTTTATGTGTTGGATGAAGAAACAAACAACTATATCCTGGCTCTGTTTTTACTGACCAGAAAGGTAAAATTCTAAACAGTTGCTTATGGTATTTATCTTTATCTATAGGAAAATGAGAATACTGCTCTTCAGCATGTGAGGCTATCATGCTTATCGCAAATGTCTTCATAGGTTGTGGAACTGACCATTCTAGTTTTTCTGGATTGGTAGCATCAATATATATATCACATGGGATAGATAGTATGTATCCCGCAGTTATGTAGTCAAATATTGGCATGCATCTCTTAATTGTTGAAGTAGAAAACCCCTGTGCAAGAGATTCTTTCTCATTCATTACTGATGGCTGACTTTTATACCAGTCTGGAATAGCCTTTAAAGCAGGATATGGCTTTGGGGTAAACTCTGTTGTTGACTGGCTAAATGGGTAAAACTTGATCTTGTTCATAAAAGTTCCTAACTTTCTCTTCAATTATACCATCTACTTTAAATACTATATCAAACATCGCTGAATACCTTTTTATTTTGCCAAACCTATGGTCAACCATATGAGGGCCAACTCTCTTAAATTTAAAGGGTATAAAGTCTGGCTCTAAATATATTAATTCTTTATCTATCTTTTTATGAACTGATGAGTCTGGGCTTATGACAAAAGGAGAGTCCTCTTGTGGAGTTTCATAAAAGACCTCAACGTCTAAATCTATATACCATGGTGCGTAAAACTTAAAGACATCATCAAAACATTCTTTGTCTTTTGCCATTTTAAAGTCTGTGTTATAGTATTGCCTCATCCAGGGTCTGTCAATATTTCTTAGCCTTGTAGATGTCTCAAGCAAAAAGAACTCCGCATGGTTTCTTTGTCTAAGCCTAACAACACCATTTTCTATACTTACTAAAGTTGGTGCTGGGTAGAGTGCCTGAACATATGTGTTGATTGGTTTAATTACACTGTCTTTATATTTGCCCTTGGCTACAGTATCAAACCTAACCCACCTATCTGGAAGCCTTGACTTTAAACTTAGATCAGAAAAAACGGGATCTTTAGTCTTGTACCATATATCAAAGTCATCAGTGATATTGTTTAAAATTGATGGGTATTCCACGCTGCTCCATTCTTCTCAATTACTAAAACAATTATACACCATATAACTTACTTTGCTGGGCTGGCAGGTATCGATCCTGCGACATCCGAATTAACAGTTCGGCACTCTACCATCTGAGTTACAGCCCAATCCTAATTAAGGAAGCAATACTCTTGTTCTTCCGTTAGGAACAAATGAGATCTTGTCGTACATCGCTGCTGCTAAAGTAGCAGTTGCAGATGTTGTCATAAAAACCTGCTTTGTATTGACACCAGTTAAAGATACAACCTTTAATGATCCAGCAGACAATAGGATATCTGTGTACTCATTGACCCCATCTGTCTTTTGTCTTGACAGCGTTGTTACGGCTGTTACATTTGGCAAGCATGCTGGATACTCAAGACTTCCAACCTTGTTTGTGTTTCCAGTAGAGGCATACACCTTTACTCCAGACGAAGACAGTAAATCTACATTCACAATCGTCTTTGCCTTTAGAACATTCCTGTCAGTGTGATGTGTTGGCATGCACCCAGTAGACGTATTAGACGCTGCACCTGATCCACGAGCAAATGATACAGACTTGATATTCTTTGTCTTTAGGTTTGCAATAACCCAAGACAAAGCAGTGTTAAAATCATCTCCATTTACGATTCCAGTTGGAGTAGTTGCAGCCTTAATTAGAATAAGGTTTGCGGTTGGATTTGCAGTTCTTGCAACCTCTGCCATGATAGTTCCATGCATTGACTCTGTTGTTTTACCAGACTGAGGAACAGAGCAGTTGGATGTGTATAGGCAAACTACTTCACGGCTTCCTGAAATAAAAGACTCGTTAAAATTGCTATCAATAATTACAACAGAACCAACTGTGTTTGCATTTGCATTAATTGGAACTACTACTGAAAACAGTACTGCGATTAGTGCGATTAACTTTTTCATATTTATATACCCTTTATCTTGATTACTAGTTGACATGGGTCGCCACCTGCTTCCCACTCTTGTTGCTCTTCTTCACTCATATAAGGATCGCCTTCATGAGTATTACAGAACGGTTCTGTTATCCATCCCCGTTCAATTCCGTTTTCAAGCCAGATCTCAAACTCATTAAAATCTGCCTCTGTATTTTGAATATCTTTTAAGATTTCTTCAAATTCTTCGCTCATATATAAAGTGTATCCTATTCTTGTTTGGATGTCAAGTTTAAATATTTTTCTACCATAAACTTTGCAGTAGCGTGATGCATAGCAATACCCATATGCTTTTTATCTCTAGCAACCAAGAGATACTCTTCATGGCTGTTTTTTTCCATAAAATCATTAATATCTTTAGCATAATCCTGTATATTTATTTTGTAAAATGTGTCAAACATTCCATCAAAAAAATCATTTAAACTCTGATCATTATTATTAGGTCTCCTAATATCCCAAGTAGATGAAATAAGATTAATATTGTTTATCTTGCAGTAAATTTCTAATATTTGATAAAACTGTATTGCTCTTAATTGAGCCAACTCTAATACTGGCTCAAAGCCACGATGTATGTCTGGCATTAAAAAAAACACTGTTCCTGGATTATCATATATATTACAATATTTAAAAAAATTATAAATAATTTCTTCTATTGCTCCTGAAACAAGAGACAAATTATTTAGGTTATTGTTTGGTGCAATAGAATCTAGTACAACTTTTGGCCAAGTAAAATTTTGTGCAATACCAACTCCAAAAGTTTGTGAACAACCTAAAAAAACAATATCGTTTTCTGTATTTTTTTTAAAGTTGTCAGACCTATACCCATCAATATTCATGAACTGCAGGGTGGGCCAATCCCAGTTATTATACCCACCAAGAATAACTTTTTTATCATTTATTACGCATGGATAAAGTTTGTCATTAAGGTTGCCAAAAACTTCTTTATACGCTCCAACTAGATTCCAAGAAGTTTTATTGATAATATTATTTGTGTCAGTGCGAAACTCTCTCATAAACTAACTACATCTACTGGCCCCATGCAAGAAGGATTAAACTTGATAGCAGCGTTAACTGCTTGAACAACCCTATTTCTTGCATTTTTTTGTTTATCAGTTGCATACAAAACCCCATAAGCATACTCTGCTCCAGAGCCCATTGCAAGATAAGGAAGTATGTACTTAGATAAAGACATATCCCCAGAACTGTGTTCATAGATTTCTCCACGAACTGCAATGATCAAACCAAGGTCTCCGTCTTTGGATGTGTCAACCCAGAACTCATTATAGAATTCCTTTAGTTCTTTAATAAACCTTGTCTGCATAAACTTATCTGTATCTTTAATGTTAGGAGCACTTGGCTTAAAGTTAAAACGGATTCTTTCTCCGTCCATTGATCCAGCATAGCCAATAAGATAAGGACCTATCTTCCAAACCTTTGGTGCATCAAGTGCTAGAATAGTCCCATCGTCTGATGCTCCACGATCTCCAGCCATGTAGATTTTATCTTCATGTTTTACTACAGCAATACAGGTCATGACAAAGCCCTCTCCAGATAGGTGATACTTAAGTATACCATTGCCCAGAGAGGGCTGTCAACTAACGTTAATAATGACTAATTAGCCTTTTTGTCTACCGTTTTAAACGCATCATTGATCTCTGCCAATGTGAGTTTTCCATCGTCCAAAAAAGCCCTTGCCAGTCTTTCAATGACTGTTGCTACGCCTAATAGTCCTGCTAAGAATACTGCCTGAACTGTGTCAATTCCTACAACTGCTCCAGCACCAAGTACTGATAGACCAGATGCTGCAAAGACTGCTACGATTCTCATCAATATATTAGTAATTGCCTTTTGTGGGTGCTCCTTCTTAGGAGGCTCTACTACCTTTTTAGTTGCCATATTTAGTCCTCCTTTCTTAGTGGGATTGTAATAAGCCAGATTACTGTAGTTGCAAGTACTGCAATACCAACAATGTCTCTTGCTGATCCCGTCAAAGTTAGCCATGCGATGAAGAAGCCAAGGAGAGTAAAGGCCTGTGCAATCACTTCCACCCCTGCATCTTTAAGCCATGTGAAGAATCCCTTCACAACCTTTTTGATTATTTTCATTTTTACCTCCTCATCCCAATCATTACATTTGCAATCTGTGAAACAATGATTACTGGGATAATGACTTCTTGGGCTTTTTCTCTCTGATCATCTGTCATATCCATACCCAACTCAGAGAAATTGGATAGGAGTTCTGTAACATCCACTTCAAATACTGCACCAAGTGGGTCTGCTAAAAATGCTTCTGTCTGTACTTCTGTTACTGCATCTGCTAATGTAAATGGCATTGGGGTTTCTCCTGCATCCCCTGCTCTTTCTGCGAACTCAACAAATGCTGAGGCAAGTTCTGGGTTAGACTTCATCTGCTCAGCAATCTGTGCAACTTCTGACGGCTTAATGCCAAGGTCTTCTGCAACTTCTACTTTTGCTTCTTGCGTCAATGCTTTGAGTGTTTGACTTACTGCTGTAATTTGTTCAGGGGAAAGAGTAACTAACTTATTATCTTTGCTTGTAAGGTTAGCAATAACTCCAGATAAATCTTCTGATGTACCAGTTCCCTTTTCAGGAATGAGGGCTTCTAATACTTCATCTTTGATTTCTACATCTGGTTCAGTCCAAGGATTATCTTCTGGTTCTGGATCTGGTCCAGGTTCTGGTGAAGGTTCTGGGGTAGGTTCTTCAGTAGGCTCTACAACTGGCTCCTCAGTTGGTTCTGGATCTGGTGTAACCTCTGGGGTAGGTTCAGGTGTAGGCTCATCTGTAGGGTCTACTGTAGGCTCTGGAGATGGTTCTGGTGTAGGTTCTTCAGTTGGTTCCTCTGTAGGCTCTGGTGAGGGCTCTGGGCTTGGTTCATCTGTTGGCTCTTCAGTTGGTTCTGGAGAAGGTTCTGGTGTTGGTTCTGGGGTAGGCTGATTGGCTGCAGCATTGGCTGCTGCCTGAGCAATAGCAGCATTAAGTTCTCTTTGTGCCTGCTCAAAATAATAAGTCCATGCATCTTCAATAGCAGCATTTAAATCAATTATAGATTGATTATATGTGTTGATTCTATTATTTTTTAATTCTAAAGCAGATGTTAGGTTTTGTTGTGCGATTGTTAGGTTTTGTATTGCTGTTGTGAGGTTTGATGTGAGATTTTGTAAGACTTGTACTTCTTGATTGTAAACATTTAGTTTGTCATTATATACTGCTAATTTATTATTATAGATTGTTTGTGCTATAGCCTGTGCTTCAACAGCATCATTGTAAGCATTGATCTGTTCCTGTGTTGGTCCTGAGCCAGAAGAAAATGTATTAAGATTACAACTAAAGTTTTGTCCCCATACTCGTGGATCTCCAGCATAGTCGCATCCTACTCCAGTCCAGCCTCCAGGAATTGCCCATCCAAGATGATAAGATCCAGGACCTCCGCCGTTATACCACCAAATTTCTACACCCAATGTTTTGTCTTCACTAACATCATATACTGGTGAATAATCACTCCAAGTAGTGCCTTGCTCTTGCCAGTTATCAACTGCAAGAACTCCGTCTACATACATTCTAAATCCATCATCTGTATATCCTGCAAAATATGTTGTTGTAAACCATGATGGGACAGTAATCGTTCCAGTAAATTTAACTATAAAATTTTCATACCTGTTGCCACAAACTGGAAGATACATAGAGTTTGAGTTCCAAGTGCCAGAACAAAGCACAGATCCTGGGGTAGCGACATTTCCTTGTCTGACAAGAGTATAAACCGTATAGGCTAACCCTGTTCCTCCAGCAGCCTGCATATTAGACTGTGTGGTTTGAACATTTATGTTGGCTATGCTGAGAGCATCCTGTGCATCGTTTCTTTCTTCAAGAGCGTTGTCTTTATGTTCAAGGGCCAAGGCTACTGTGGCTGTCTGACCATCCACATTTGACTGGGCAAGATTTTTTGCTTCTAAGGCTGTGGCTTCTGCTTCTACTGCATCTTCGTGGGCATCATGGGCATCATCTTTAAGTTCCTTCGCATTTGTGGCTGAGGCAAACTTATTTTCTGCTATCTCTATAAGATCTATAAAATCATCTTGATAGCCAAGGTCATCTACGCTATCGTTAAGTTCCTGTATTTCTTGGGCTGCTACTGTGAGTGGATCATCAGAGTGGGCTTCCTGGGGGGCTATAAGTAGCCAGCCAAAGGCTAAGACTGTGGCCGTTACTATTCTTAGTAGTCGTTTAATTACCTTTCCCCCTTGCAGACGACATGTCTGATAGGATGATTATACCATTTTATTGCACAAAAAAGGGGCTGCCGTAATTGGCAACCCCTTTAATGTTGGAATAATTACTTAACTAAAGTAACCTTTGCCTTTGGATTCTTCTTGTTCCACTTGTTTGCAAGTGTGTTGAATGCCTTCTTTAGTGATGCAAGTGCAGCAGTGTTATCTGAAGTCAACTTAGCAATCTGAGCATCCTTAGCAGCGATAGCGTCAACAAGAGCCTTGTCTGAAGCAATCTTGGCTGAAACAGCCTCTGCCTTTAACTTAGCAATCTCTGCTGCTGCAGTGAGCGCATTTGAATCTGCAACTGACTTAGCAGTAGCAGAATCGGCTGCAGCCTTGGCAAGAGCATCTGCAAGAGCCTTTTCTGCTGCAGTCTTAGCAGCAATCTGAGCAGCAAGTTCTGCTACAAGATCACGGACTGTGATCTCTGCAAATGGAGCAAGTGTTGGAGCAGTCAAGCCTACAACTGCTGCAGCAACTGCATCTGTTGATGTTGTTGGAGCAAACATAACTAGTGCTCGTGTTCCAACTGTTGGAAGTGTTGCCTTAAATGTTGCAACTCCAAAGTCTGAAAGTGTAGCACCTGTTGATGCTGTTGCTGAATCAAGTGTTGCTGTTGCAGCAAATACTGTTGCAGTAAGGGACTTACCAGAAACCTTGTTTCCAAATACGTCTGTTGCTGTAACTAGAATGTCTTGCTTTGTACCTGCAGCACCTGATACTGGAGCGGTTACTGTTAGGTTGTTGATCTTACCAGCAGTGCCCTGTACATAGTATGTAAGGGTTGTTCCACCGTTGTTGATTACAACTGTGCCAATTGCTGTTGTCTTTGTATAGACATAGAATGTTGCAGTTGTTCCTGTACCAGTTGCGATTGTCAATGACGATGATCCTGATGTCGCTGCTACTGGTGCAGCAGATGTGTGTAATGCAGACACGATTGTTGCGTTTGTTGTCACTACAGAAACGACTGTTCCTGTGTCAACTGTTGCGACGAACTTAAGTGCGTCAGCAGCGTCAACTGTGTTGTCTGCAGGGACTGGCAATGCAGCAGGTGTAGCAATTGAAGAAGCGGTTGTGTTAGCCGTTCCAGCAAGATCTACAGCAACTGTCATTACAGCAGCACTTGCAGGTGTTGCTACGATTGTGCCCAAAGTCATGGCTGCAACCATGGCTAGTGCGATTTTCTTGAATGAATTCATTCGGTATTTCTCCTTATTTATAGTAGATTGAATCTATCCAGATAATCTTTTACATCATCTGGCATAGGTTTATATTCTATCACATTGTCTCTACCTGTGTCAACCTGCTTAGGTCGATCACTAATGGTATGAACTTCGACCACCATATTTTGGTCTTTTGGGGTATGTGATATTGCCCCAAATATTGCTCCACACACGGCATCTGCCAGGTCTTTTGACTTCTTTCGTGGGTGGTCAACTCTGTTATTTTTCATAATCTTTAACTGGGTTAGTTCATCGAACAATAGTTCGATTGCTGGCATAGCCAGTCTTTCCTCATAGACAAGCATAGCCATATCTTCATAATGTTTTTTGGCAACAGAAACAGTATCAGTTCTCATTCCTACCTGCTTTAACTCATTTTGAATATCGAATGACTGCCAGCGGTCAAAGGAAACCATTCCAATATTAAATCCAAGCCTACGAAGGTTTTGAATCCACATCTTTACTTCAGATAGGTTAACAGGTCCTTCAACCTTTGGCTCCCACCAGGCTACTGCATCTACCACAACAATTGGTGCTACTTGTTCATAGTTATTAATTACCTGAATATTTACCCATTTATCTACGTGAGCAATAGCAACAGCACACTTGTCATGCTTTTGTGCAAGGTCAGCATGAACATAATAAACCTTGTCTGGATCTGGTTTAAAAGATTCATCAAACCTTCTAAAGTTATCTACAGGGTTTCTCAATGTCATACAGGCTCTTACTTTTTCAGACTGCTTAAAAAAGGCATCTGATGCAAAAGTTGGAACGCATGCAAATCTTTGCATTGCATCTCCTATGTCTGTTAAAAATGCAATCTTAAAATCATCAATCTTTCTTGTAGGGTTTACTTCCCATGTTGGTTTCTTTAATGCGAAGACTCCTGGATATTTATATGAAAGAATTTGATCTTCATCCCAGGAAATATCAAAATAGTTATCTGGATCATCTTCTGGCAAGATTGGATTGATAATAAACCTGTGAGTCTTTTCAATTGACTCTTTTTCAGCAATTACAGCATCATATCTTTCTGAAATAAAGTCTCCTGGATATCTTGGGAATGAAAGCAAAACAACCTTGCCTAAGTCAGGAAAGCGAGAATCTACTGAAGCACGGAATGCTCTGTAGATATTGTCAGCAGTCTTACCCTGATCATTTCCTGTTCCAATCTCAGAAGCAAAGCCAGAGATTTCATCAAGAACAGCAAGAAGAAGGTTTAAACCCTCATGAGACTCTCTTTCTGAGTGACCAGAATAAACTGTAATAGACTTATCAAACTCAACTGAGTCTGCCTTAGCATTGTACTTTCCAACAAACCAAGGAGACTTTTCAATCTTGGTCTTAAAACCTTTAAAGAAAACATTTTTTGCTTGTTGAGCGTTAATAGCCACATTGATAAGGTCAATAGCATCTCCAGAGGGCTTACCAAAATATTTTGCTGGGTCTTTTAAACATAGAAGTTTATATACGATGTATGAGCATGCTACTGTTGATGTAAAGTCTTTTCCAGATCCCTTGCCAAGTTGCAGAATGATTTCGTTCTTAGTATACTTATTATAATATTGGTTTCCTTTTTCTTCCCCCAGCAAATTTATAAGATCTTCTTTACGATAGATCTGGCTCATGGCTTCTACAATGTCGTACTGAATATCTGACAGTGGAGGTTGGCCAAGGTATGCTTCTCCCTCTACAAATGTTCTTGCGTCTACTGGAATCTCTTGAAAGTGATCATCTTGTAGTGCTTCTAAAAACTCATTGAACATCGTGGACAACTGTAATCACCTCGTTGTCTTTTGCAAATGAAGAAAGTCTACGCATAATCTCATCACGAACCTGTGGATACTCTGAAGCAATGTCCTTTAATATAGAAACAAGAACTTCTTGGCGACGCTCAATTTCAATCATCTCTTCTGCAAGTTCTTTGTTTTCAAGCAGGCCAGCCTTTTGCAACATGTCAATTCTTTTGGACTCAATGTCCATAACAAGTTTAATTGCTGCAGTCTTTGCACTAAGATTGTTAGTCATAGAGGCTTCATCAATCACCTCGTATGTGCGTGAAACCAACTTGCTATAGTGTGTATCTGCTGCTGCAAGTGCTTCTTTGGCACGGGCACGAATAGCATCATTAGCAGATGCCATGACTTTCCATTCATTGATTAGTGTAACAACCTTTGTTCTTGGTATATCCAGTTGCTTTGAAATTACTGTAGGATCGTTACCTTTTAGGTATTCTTCTACTACCAGGTTTACCTGATCAAGGTGCTTAACTAAATCATCTTCGGTTGACATACTTACCTTCTAATCTGTTGATTTCGTCTTTGATATAAAAGATGGCTTTCTCAAGATCCTGGATGGTTTTTGATTCATCCTTGATTCCTGCTCTCCACAAATACTTAAAAGCATTACCAATGTTAAAGTTACGATGACGTGTAATTTGAATACATTCTACTCCAGAAGGGTCTGTAGTATAGTGGGCTGGGTGGTTGACTTGATCAACAGTTATGTTTAAGTTTTCACTCATCATCTTCCTCCATATCAAATGCATCTGGAAACCCTTTAAGAGTTGCAGTTGCATATGCAATTCCTACCGCTGCTACCAATGATAGAACAAACGCTACATATTTAATCTTTTTCATCTTTTTGATTTCCTTAATCCAAATTTAGCAAGGTATACGTATATAGTTTCAACACTAGATCCGCACTCCTTTGCAATCTCTTCTGGAGTCTTTTTATCCACAAGATACCTCTTACGCATAAAGACTTCACTTGTATATAGTTTAGCAGCCATAGTATTATTTGTCAACTCCAATTGCCTTACCCCAGTTTGATAGTGCCCAGTGGCCAATTCCACAAGCATCTGCCACATCGTTATCTGTAATAGACCTATCATAATTAATATTAATAAAGTTTATTGTTCTTTCTTTGCGAAGCATTCTCTCGTAGGCTTTATAGTATGATTCAGATTTTCCTGGGGTTTGTGCACGAATAATAAGTTGCTCTTCTTTAGAGATCTTTTTATTTCCGATAAAGTTTTGCCAAGTTATTGGGGAAACCTTTCCAATAATCTTGGTACCAGACTGTCCAGCAGACCCAAGTATTGCCCCCTGAACCAAAGCAAGGTCAGCAGCAGTTTTAGGACTATTCATAAAAACAGTATGCTCAATAATTATTGCCTCAAAGCCACCATACATGTCAATAAATAGTTTAACTTTTTGTCCTGCGTCCATAACCTTTTCATAGGTGTCTTTTCCTTTAAAGGTAATCTTGCCAACTGACTCTAAGGTTTTTTTCTCTGTGTTAAAAATAGCAAAGGCAAGGCTATTAGTGCTTGCATCAATAGCACAAATAGTCTTTGGGATTTTTATCCCTATTGCCTCTGCTAATTTCATTTTAGATTATCCTTAATTTCTTTTAATGCTTTTGCAACATCTGAAGGATTTACATTGCACTTAACACAAAGACTTTCATCGTTATATATTGATAAAGGTTCTTTACATGACTTGCAATTTCTTTCCTTGCCTTTTCTTTTTTGTCGTCTAGAAATCATATACCTTGCAGCAATTTTTTCTTTAGTAGACATATCTCTGCACTCTGGTGAACAGTATATTTGATATGTTATATCTGTTTTAAATTGTTTATCACACCATTGGCAGTGTTTCATCTAGTGGCTCCAAGGACTTTAGTTTAAAGTCTCCCTTACCAGCCTCTGCACATGCCTTTTTAATTGGACATGATTTGCAAATTTTTGAATTTGAGCGATAGTTCTTTTCAGGTAGGGTTCTGTCGACCCAAGCCTTACGAACTGATCTCATCCATTCAAACGTCTGGTCTACCCACCGACGATAATAATCATTAACTTCTACTGGAAGGATTAGCAACTCATGGTTATTCTTGTTCTCATAAATAAGAACTGCCTTAGCCTTCTTTAGAATCTTCATATAAATCAATAACTGAATTAGGTGACCGCTCTTAGGTTTGTTGTGTGCCTTACGGTATTCAAACCCTTCATTCATCATTGTCTTGATTTCCCCAAGGAGTTCTTCTCCCTGCCAATTTACAATAACGTCCCCATATCCAAAGATTGGTGGATCATTGTTTGTAATTTTAAACTCAGAGTCAACAAGAAAGTCTGGAACGTTGCCCATGGCTTCCTGAATTCTTTCGTGAGATTTTGTTCCTGCAGTCATGTTTGCTGCACTATATGGTGTTGCATCATCCTCAAACATTTGACCATCAAATGCAAGATACCAATACCTTGGACACTCTCCATGCCCGTAGGCAATTGTAGATGGGGCAAAGGTTTTCTTCTGTGTTTGCTTATCAATTCGGTTTACAATATATCCAGACTGAATCTTTTCAGTCAAACCAGCAACATCTACTGAGTGCACTGGTGGCTTTTCCTGTTTAACCATAATCTGCTGTAATAAACTTTTTGTCATGTTTTACTCGTTTCTATTAGTATAAGTATAGCAGATTAACGGGTTATATATTTGAGTGCAGACACTAAATTATTAAGAGACTCTGCTGCAGTATAATAAAGATTCTTCTTTCCACGATCTGACTTATCAACATTAGCCATCCATGTAGCCTTAAAAGCCATCTTTGCTGCTATTGCTTGAAGCCGTACTATCTCTACGTGTGCTACGTTCAAAGGAATGTCTGGCTTAATAATTAACTTGGCTATCATTGTAAGCGCTACTGTTAACTCCTCATCCTGCATGTAGTCTGCAATCTCTGCTAGACCGTTTACCATATCTATTGTTGTACCTTGTTGTTCCATGTTTACCCCATCGATTTCATGTCAATACCGTCACGAAGACCCTCTTCGTTCCATAAATTAAATGCAGCCATCATCTCTTGGCGAGACTGTAACTTATCTAGATACTCTTTTCTTTTCATTGGGCTTTTTTCTGGATCAATAGGATTGTCCTCTCCAGTAAACCTATAGTTGGTAGTTGGGCAGTAATCCATGCTAATAATCTCACAGAACTCCCCTTCTTTAAATTTTCTTTTTGGTCTCCAGTGAATTTGATTAACAGCACTAAAGACAATGGTTTGACCAGCAGTCAGTGTATACTTTTCAAATTTAGAAGAATCTTCTGGGGTACTTATGTAAAGGTCCCAGTCAATATTTGTATCAAGGCAGTAGTTAATAGTTATAAGGTTCTCATCTGCATCAAGGTGTGGTGGTAGCGCTGGGCTATTGTCTCCATACCCATACTTAATATTGTAGTCAATATAGTTATAGTGACATAGCGCTATATCACCGTCATACAACGGCTTAGCAATGCTATCCAAAACCTTCTCACAGTCTTCTGGCATATCAAACTCGATCAAAGTTCTTGACATATTCTTTGCAATCTTTGGCTGATACCTACTTCTAAATTCAGAAGTTCTTATGTATCCATCTTCAATTCTGTCACCAATGATAAAAGGTTCTAGTTTTCTGTTCTCTTCTAAAAGAGATTTAATTCTTAAAACTTGGTCTGAATCAAATAAGTTGTCTATATAAAAAGGCAGTCTTTTTGAATACTTATCCATTGGTGTTAGGTAGTTATGCATTTCTGCCATTTTAGTTATTCCCCTGATCGTACATCTTTCTAAACTTTCCCTCTTTAGCATTCATTGTTTCGTTTACAGAAGGGTCTTTTTTATCCCCGCCTCTTTTTCTGAGATGGAAGAAAATCATATCTATTCTTTCTCCATCTTTAAAATCTTTTTTTACTCTCCAATGAATCTGGTGTGTTCCAGAAAATGTTAAAGCCTGATTATTTTTTAACTCAAAGACACTGCCTTCAACTACTAGTGGCCAGGTAGTATTACCACCTATCTGATAGTCAAAGGTGAACCTTGGCTCTGGAAAGGTGTCGTCAAAATGAGGGAATAGGTTTGGATACCTTGTCTTTCCATTTTCATCTGTTGTTTTTTCATATTTAGAAAACTGGTACTCAGATATCTCCAATCCTGACTCCCCAGACAACTCCTCACATTTACTAATTATTTTTTTAGATATATCTTCTGGTAATGGAAAGTTTGATATTTTTTGATTAAACAGTTCCATTAGGTAGCCCTCGTTAGACTTTTCAACTAACGAATAAATCATTTTAATTTCTTCTTCAGTTAAAACTGAGTCAACAATCGTATTTACTTCATCATACTTCATTCTTATCCTCCTGTACAAAACTATTGGCAAAACTCAAAGCACTTTGATACTTTTCTGGATCTTCAACCTTTATTAGCCCTGGAGTAAAAAACTCAAAGAATATAAGTCTAACAAAGTTACCCTCACTCCATTTAATACTTGGTCTCCAATGATAATGTGTGGTTGGATACATAGCCAAAATAGAATTATCTGACAAGACGTATGTCGACTCCTCAACACCAAATGGCCAAGATATGTTTGAAGCAAGTTGATAATCCAATATAAAGCCACAGGACCCATTATCTTTATGAACATTTAAAGATGGTGTACCATATTTTGGATTATACTCAACGTACGTTATACCACTAATATTTTGAGGGTGTGAAGTTTCTAGTTGATACATATCTTTTGCAAGTTTTAAAACCTTTTCAATAACTGAGTCTGGCATTGGTAGGTTATTAATTTCAATCCTTCCAAGAAAATCTCTTTTAATTCTAACAAGGTTTTCTGTATGTGTATTACCCATAAGAGCATCTGACCATTCAACATGCTCTCTACTTTTAAGTTCATTTGAGATGTTTGTCTCTATATCCTTAATTTCTTCTTCAGTAAATACATTTTCTTTATAACTATTGTTTGCCATACTCTTATTATACACCATCAGTTAGATTCTCAAGAATTGACATTTCAATTATTGCAAGTCTTACCTTTGAGTTACCCTCGCCTATTACTACAACTATTGCTGGATCCTTGCCATTCTTCATAGCATCGGTGGTAGCCTTTGCCCAAACCTCTTTATTTAAAGTAAAAGATTTTCCAACCTCTTTAAAATCTACAACAAAGTTTTTCCAAGAAGCATCTCCCTTTTGGGTGTTACGACCAGAGTTCTTGTGCTGCTTAGCCCCAATCCTTTTGCTTTCACTTTTTTCAGTCATCTCTTTTTACTTTCTTGTATCCTTTTTTAAATAGCATCACCTCTGACAGATGTTTGTCTGAGCACATCCAAGAGGCCATTCCAGTCTCCATATAAACTCTCATAGTCTTTACTTCTTTTTTACATGTTTTGCAAGGAAACTTTCCTTCGTATATGCTGTAGTTAGCCATTTAACCTTGCCTTGATTGATTCTTGCAAGTCAAGATCCTCTCTTACACGATTCACAAACGCTTCCTTACCCTGAACCTTTGAGCCATCAGGAAGGATATACCAAGCCCCTGTGCGCTCTACAATACCATTTAGTTCTGCTGTAGTAACCAGATCACCAATGGTATCAAGACCAATATCGTCACCTCTAAAGTAAAAATCATACTCACCAGATTGGAACCCTGGAGAGGTTTTGGAGAACTGGAGTTCCCATTTAATAGTTCTACCAATTTTTTCTTCAATTAATTTATCTCCTACTTTGATCTTGCCCTTAATCGCTTGATTGTCTGACTCTGAAGAAAAGAGTTTAACAATACATGAGGAATAAAACTTAGTAGCCTGGCCACCAGAAGGCTGCTGGCTAGTATACATAGCATTAATATTATTACGAGACTGAGAAATGAGAACAAGCAGAGTTGGCTTAACTTTATTGTTTGCATAGTTAAGCATTTTCCATGCGTTACTAAAGTCACGGGATTCGGCTCCAATCTGTTTAGTGTTTTCTAATGCCTTCATCTCATCTGTATCTTTTTCAAAATAGATTGCTGGAAGCATTGATGTAATAGAGTCTACCACAATTAGGTCAACTCCAGCGTTCATAAGTCCAACACCTACATCTACCATATCGCTAATAGTTCTTGCTTGTGAGTAGATTAGTTTTTCTGGATCTACTCCCAAAGTTCTAGCCCAGTCTTCTGAGTATGACATCTCTGAGTCAATCCATGCACACAACTTTCCTTCTGCCTGTGCTAAAGCGATCATCTGAAGACACATAGAAGACTTTGCTGAAGACTTTGATCCCCAGATAAGTACCTGTCTACCGTAAGGAAGCCCTCCACCAAGAGCACGGTTTAGCCCAAAACTAGGAGTGGGCTGATACTCATAGTTGACTCCTACTCCACTGCCCAATCTCTTTCTTAACTTGGGATCTAACTGTGCTAACGCTTCTTCGATACTAACTGACATGTACATCCTCCAATGTTACTGTTCCGTCTTTTGTTTTACCAAAACTAAATTTATAAGCCTTTCCTTCTTCAATATGCATATATGCTTTTGCAAAAGATGTAGGGAAAACTGTAATAGAATGAAGATCTCTGTCTGTATCTGCTAATGTAAGAGATGCCATCTTTTTTCCAGCCTTTGTAATTCTTGGTTTAAAAGAAACTACAAACATTTCTTCATCTTTATAAGGTAACTGCTTATAACCCAAGAACTTTACAAGGGCGTTTGAAGATCCTTTTATTTCATCAGCAGGTACTGCAGAAACAATCCTGTTATCATTACAAAGAATAAGGTAAGTACGACCAGTCTCAATAGTCGTTCCTTCTTCATCAAATATACCAACACTACCAGTCTTGTCCAAAACTTCAACTCGTGACCATCCTGTTCCTCGTTTAATTGATTTTACCATACCCAGTAAAACATATGACCCCTTTTCCTCAAACTCTTCCACATCCTGTATAAATGCGTAGTAGTGTGAAGGAATTGTAATATTAAACTCTGGAAGGTTTAAATATTCGTATAGGTTTTCTTTAATCTGACTATCGTTTCTTGGATTATCTGGAAACGTTAAAGCGCCAACCATATTCATTGCTTGAAGTGCACGACTGTTTACCCCATTACCTTTGGTAAAAGTAAACTCCTCCACCTCTTTCAATGTCTTAAAAGGTCTTGCAGCAATATACTTTTCTGCAATGTTGCTTGATATGTACTTAATACCAGTCAGGCCAAATCTAATACCTTTACCTTCAATCTTAAAGTCAAAGTCTGAGTCGTTGATATGAGGTAACTTTACAGGAATCCCCATACGCTTTGCCTCAATAAGGTACTCAGTTCTGTTATCCTTGTCCTTTTCATTTTTAAGAAGGGCAAACATAAACTCTAGTGGATAATAATACTTTAGCCACGCCGTCCAATACGAGAGCGTAGAGTAAGCAACCGCATGAGACTTGTTGAACGAGTAACCCGCATGCGCTTCAAAGTCATGCCATAGATCAAGAGCCTGATTGGGACTAACAAAGGCAGAAGCGCCCTTGACAAACCTGTCTTTGAACTCATCAAAGTCTTTAGCATCTTTTTTCTTTCCAATGATCTTTCTAACTTTATCTGCTTCTGACATGGACATCTGTCCAAGGTGTACGCATGCTTGCATAACTTGTTCCTGGTATAAAACGCAACCATAAGTATCCTCCGTAAATGGTTTCATAATTTGGTGACTATAAGATACATTCTGCTTTCCGTGCTTACGTGCAATGTAATCTTTACCAATTGTATTCATAGCACCTGGACGAACAAGAGCATTTGATGCAGCAAGTTCGTTAAAGTTCTTTACACCCATCTTAACAAGAAGGTTTGTGTATGGTGTTGCTTCACACTGGAATACACCTTTTGTGTAGCCGTCAGAAAGCATTTCATAAATCTTTGGGTCTGCAAGGTCAAGCGAGTGTAAATCAATATCCTTGTAATGATTCTCTTTAATCATTGCAACAGCATCTTGAATAACACTAAGAGTCTTTAGACCCAAAGCATCAATCTTAATAAGGCCAATTCGCTCTGCTTCTTCCATATCAACACCAACAACAGGAATTCTTTCATCAGAACCTGGAGATGATCTTGTTTCCATTGGTGCATATCTAAAGATTGGATCCTTAGATGTTACAACACCAGCAGCATGAATACCTGTACCACGAATGCGACCACGAAGTTGCTCTCCATAAATCTCTACCTCTGGATACTTTTCTCTAAACTCTCTTGTTGACTTTGATGTGCAGAAGTCTTCCCAAGTGTCAACTAACTTAAGTACCTTATTAACGTCTGTAAGAGGAATGTTTAATACTCGTGCAACATCTCGGACAACACCCTTATCTTTAAACTGTAAGAATGTCGCAATAGATGCAACGTGCCTATATTGTCTAACAAGATAGTCTTTAACCTCATCACGACGAGAGTCTTGAATATCTGTATCAATATCAGGGAAGTCGTTGCGCTCTGGATTAATAAAACGGAAAAACAAAAGTCCATACTTAATAGGATCTACATCTGTAATTCCAAGAGCGTAGCAAACCAATGATCCAGCAGCAGATCCTCGACCTGGCCCTACCATTATTCCTTCTTTCTTAGCCCAAGCAATCATGCTTTGAACTACAAGGAAGTATGGAGCAAACTTCTTATCTTTAATAATTTCAAGTTCTTCTTCAACTCTTGCAACATATTCTGGGTTATTTGCAAAACCTCTTTGCTCTAAACCTTCGTATGCAATCTTCTTTAGTTCTTTATCTGGACTCTTATACTGTACAGGTAGAAGATTCATGCCATCTTGAATGCCATAGTCTCCTACTGTATCTGCTAATAGGAGTGTATTTGAGTAGATGTCTGGTCGATCAATCCCCTGCGATTCCATCGCTGCCTTCATCTCTTCATATGAGAGCAGATGAATATCAAACTTATTAAAAGTAATCTGACGGTCTTCTCCATAAAGGTAGTCAAGGCGTTCCATCATGTTTGTTTTCTTTTTTGACTTTTCGTATGTTGTATCTTTTAATACCTTGCCGTGTGTGTTCATGAGCAACTTAAACTCTTGAACTTCCTTTTGTGATGAGTCAACATGGTGACAGTCTGGAGTTACAACTACCTTGACTTCAAACTCGTCAGCAAGTGCAATAAGATATTTATTAATGTGTGCTTCGTTATGTGGCATGACTTCAATGTAGTAATCATCTCCAAAACGTTCTTTAAACCAAGAAATGTACTTCTTAGCAAGTGCAAACTCTTCTTCCTCAAGTGCTTTAACTAAAACGCTACTTGGACAAGCAGAGGTAACGATAATACCCTCTTTATACTTTTCTAAAATAGTAAAGTCAAATCGTGGCTTCTTAAAAAAACCATCTGTCCAAGATAGTTCACTAATCTTGTTAAGATTTTCTAAACCAATTTGATTCTTGGCTAGAAGGATAATGTGATTGTAGACAAGATCTTGTTGACCTTCTCTTTCAGACTTATCTCGTGTATCAGATATGTCTGCACACATGTATCCTTCTAGACCTAGAATTG